ATCCTATCCGTATTATGGTTACACCACTTTCGTATGATATTGCTCCCAAGCGAAATCAATTGGTGCAAATAGATAATCAAGTATTGCAGATATTTGGGTCGGTTGACACCATAGCTACAGGTGGTGCCTCAGGTGCAATTAATTATCAAACAACTCCGAGAAATTAAAAATGTCTGAAAATAGATCATCAATTGAGTCAGTTGCCCGGTCAAAGAGAGCGCGTGAGCAGATCCAAGCTAAATCAAACATGCCAAGTCAGTTACTCGAATCAGCTGAGGTGCTTGTAGATCTATTAGAAGATTACTACAAGATGATGAACATGAAAGACTTCACCTATCCTATAAGCAATCAGCGATATAGTGCAACGGTGATTACAGGGAAAGTCGTATTCGAAGCTCCTCCAAACGTTTTTTTCTTTGATCTGGAATTACTTAACACTATCCTGATAGATAGCTCAGGTAACGAAGTAGATATTTCGGTCACATCAAATAGAATAGGTGCTGGTAACAATGTACCTGAAATATTTGCGTTAGAGGGAGATGATTACGGTGCTACCTTCGAGTTTGATGGCCTAACCGGTTACGAGAATACTACACTCACATTGATAACTAGAGTTGTAGTATATGCTGGCGATCAGCCATCAAGGGTTATATCTGATCTAAATAATATAAGAGATTTGAATGATTCCCCTGATAAATATTTGGATCTTATTCACGGCGAGTACGCTAGCGGTATACCATTAAATCTTACTGTGGATAGAATTCTTTTGTATAAGAATCTAGTGCAATTCTATCGCGAACGCGGATCTCAGAATTCAATTGAAACGTTCTTTAGATTATTATTTGGGGATGTGGTGAGTATATACTACCCTCAAAATGACATGCTAGTTCCATCATCAGGTAATTGGGATAAAGATATAGATGTCCCTGTGTACAATAATAATGGGGCCTTTATAGAATTTAAGAAGGGCAAATACCTAGATAAAGGTGGCTTCTTATCTGATATCAAGAAAATTCAAGATTCATTCTTCTATCAGAAATTCTCATATGTAATCAGAACAGGCACCAACATTGAAAAGTGGGAAAATGCATTTAATAAAATAATCCATCCTTCAGGATTCAAATTCTTCGGTGAGATCGCTATTATTATTTATCTCTTAAACCGCGACAATGCAGTAATGCCAGATCTGCAACCGGGGTTTATTGGACTCGAAGATATTCCATATTTAATCGAATTGTATTTATCATTACCTGACCCATCAACACAGGTCAATCTAAATAACACATCAGTTGATTCTGTTGACGTTTTAAATAGTGGTTATATATACAGAACAGCTCCCACAGTAACATTTAGTCCACCTGATTTAGTTGGTGGGGTTAGAGCTACTGGAACTGTGAATCTAGATAGCTCAGGAAGAGTATTAAGTATAGATGTTACTGATGGTGGTTCAGGTTATATTAATACTTTGCAGTTGGTGTTTACTGGCAAACGCGATCGCATTGCAGAGTTTTTACTGACAATTATTATAGTCACTAAAAACAGAGATAATGATTACAAATCAACATTAGCAGAACGGTGGAATGCTATTACTAAATTCTTCGATAACACTCCTATGCATGCATATGAGGATTATATTATTGGGGAATTGGAGGATGGTATTACTGCCATATATACCAATGTCGGAACAGAAATATATTCACAAACAGTAACTGCAACCCCAAGCGTTGCTGATACTAACACAAAAATTAATTCGGGTTATATCTGAGAGGATCACCAATGGCCGCTATCGTAACAAATAAATTCCGTGTCAATAACGCGGCAAAATTCAAACAAAGCATTACTGATGCTGCCAATTCAGTATACGTCGCGATAGGCAAGTCTGACGCATGGTCGGATAGCCTGATTGATTTTACTGATGCTGATGCTCCCACTCCCCAAGATCAACAGAAGGATGAGCGCAATTTCTACAATGATATGATGGCTATGAAGCTATTGACTGCTGGTGATGTTACACACGTGATACCACGGTACAACTGGGTATCAGGTAATGCGTATACAGCTTGGGACGATCGCGATAGTGATATCTATGATAAAGCATTCTATGTTATCACAGATGAGTTTAAAGTATACAAATGTATAGCAACAGGCCCTGGTGCGTCAGTTATCCAGCCAACTCAAACAAATATCAACGAGCCCGTTGCAGAATCTGATGGTTTTTTGTGGAAGTTTATGTTTACTACTCAAGCAGCTGATGCGGATAGATTTGTCACTAATAATTTTATTCCAGTTAAAACTGTCGTAATTCCGGCCGGAGGATCTGTTGGGGATCTTACCACTGACGATCAAACTCAATACTCTGGTCAATTGGCTGCTGAGGTGGGTACAAACGGCGCAATATACCACATACAAGTTACTAATGGCGGGTCTGGGTTTACTAGTAAACCCACCATAACCATTGATGGAGATGGTACTGGCGCGGTAGTCAATGCTGGGGATATTACATTAACCTCTCAATCAATCACGTCAATTAAACTCACATCGTTTGGCCAAGATTACTCCAATGCTGTTGTTAATATTACTGGCGGTGGAGGAATTGGTGCAACTGCATACGCTGTATTAACTCCTGACCTAGGGCATGGTGGTGATCCGGTAGCTGAGTTGGGTGCATTCTTTGTTACAGTCAACTCTAAACTAGATGGTGATGAGGGTAATGGTGATTTTGTTGTTGATAATGATTTTCGGCAAGTTGGTGTTGTGATGAACCCATTCACATATGGAACGACTAGTATATCAACATCAGGTACCTTAGGTGCATTGAGTTCATTTACATTATCTGGGCACTCAGGTTTCACAGAAGATGATTATATTACTGGTACTACATCAAGTGCTATTGCATATATTGATGCATACGATAATGCTACTGGTGAGTTGAAATATCACCAAAATGATAAAACTGGATATGGTGTCTTTGAGGTGTCAGAAACTATTACTGGTAGTTTGGGTGGAACGGGTACTATTAACACCCTAAATAACCCTGAGGTTGAGCGTTTCTCTGGTCAGGTATTATTTATTGAATCGCGCGCTCCAATTAATAGAGCTGCAACGCAAATCGAAGATATCAAAGTCATCATAGAATTCTAAAGGCGGATAACCAAGCATGAGTATTAAGTATTATAACCAACCACCATATTTCGATGATTACGATAAAAATAAAGGATATTACCGTATCCTATTTCGGCCCGGTGTTGCCGTTCAAGCGCGTGAGTTAACGCAACTTCAAACCTCTATCCAAGCCCAACTTGATAGAATGGGATCTCATACGTTCAAGGATGGATCTCGGGTGTTGGGTGGGCTGCCCACCTTTGATACTCAGCTTGATTATATCAAAATAGAATCATCTTTCACCTATAGCTCCACATCATATAACACCGACAACTATTTCGATGAATTCGTTGGATCAGTTATTACAGGTTTGAATTCAGGTATTACTGCAGAAGTTATCGACGTAACTGCTCCTGAAAATGGTGACCCAATTACCTTATTTGTTCGGTATAAATCAGCTGGAACAAATAACGACGATCAGACCATGTTGAGTGAGGAAGTATTTCAATCAAATGGATCACCACAGCGATTTGGTAAAGTGCAACCAACAGTAGATGAGCCTACAGGGTTTGGCGCGCGCGTATCCGTAGCCGAAGGTGTTTATTTTGTATCTGGTTGCTTCGTGTATGTTGAATCCCAGACAGCTATTATGGCCAAGTATATCAGTAAAGTTGATGCCCGGATTGTATATGAAGTAACTGAAGGTATTGTTACTGAAGCGTCTGATCCATCTCTTGTTGATAATGCATTAGGTTCACCCAATGAATCCGCTCCCGGTGCTCACCGATATGCAATAAAACTCGATCTTCAAGTAGAAGGTATTGATGTCGATCAGCGCGCAAAGAATAATATCATTCAGCTTGGTGTTATTAATAATGGTATTGTTCAAGAAGCCGTTCGCGAGTCTGATTATTCTGAGTTGATGAAAACTGTATCTCAAAGAACATTTGAAGAATCAGGTAATTATACAGTTCGGCCGTTCCAAATTGATTCTCGTGATGATGTTAATGGGGATCCGGATAAGTTCACCATCACCTTAGAGCCATCTATTGCCTACGTTAAAGGATATCGCATATCTACCCTAGCTCCAACTGAAATAGAGGCCGAGCGCGCGCGTGAATCAGGGATATTCAATCTTGCGGCGATCCAAGCACAATTAGAAAATTACATTGAAGTAGATAATTTAGTCGGTACCCCAGACGTTGACACACTAAACCAAGTTGACCTGCGAGATAACAGCAACGATACAATTGGTACTGCCCGCATCAGATCAATTCAATATGTTTCCGGGGTGATCGGAACAACGGCTGCTGTTTATAGATTGTATCTATTTGATATTAACATGCTTCCCGGGAAGTTGTTCGCTGGGACTTATCAATTTGAGCAAACAAATAGCCCAACATTTTATGCAGATCCACTAGTTCCGGGATCAGCTGTGTTGCTAGGCGCGGGCACAAACTCGTTAATATTCCCGCTTCCCTTTAACACCGTTAACACTCTACGGGACCTAGGTGGTGCAGTAGATACATTGTATAGATCTAAGATATCTTTCACAGGGACTGCTGCAGGAGGAGATGTTACTCTAACAACGGGAACACCCTCTGTACAATTCTACACAACAACCAACGAGGATTGGGTTTGCACTGTAGTTAGTACTGGCGCTATAATTGATATATCAGGAAACATTGATATCTCTGGTGGAACGACGGCCATAGTTTCAGGACTAGATGATGTGCCCCATAAATTTATTGCTCCTGTTCGTAAAAATCAAACTGAGAAGACTAAGACTCTGCAGAGCGACTACACATTTGCTATATCTCCTCCAAACACAACTCAAGGATCACATGATACCCTTGATGTTGCAGATGTTATTACACTAAAGGCTGTGTATATGTCGTCTAGTCTTGCTACCGCCGCGAATACTGGTGATGTGGATATATCGGATAGGTATACCCTTGATGGTGGACAGCGCGCGAATATGTATAGCCTTGGTCGTATACGTCTGAACCAAGGAGCAATTGCTCCAACTGGCCAGTTGCTGATTGTGGTTGATTACTTTACTCATGGTGCAGGAGATTACTTCTCAGTTGATTCATACTCAAACGTTGATTATGATGACATCCCAGAATTTAGCTCAGGGTCTGGAACATACAATCTACGGGATGTGATAGACTTCCGCCCACGTATTGGATCTGATGGGGTCACGTTTGATTCTGCGGGTGGTTCTACCACTGATATGATTAAGCCAACAAGTTTAATCGACGCAACAATTCAATATTACCTACCAAGACGTGATAGACTGTATGTGGACTATCGTGGCAACTTTAAGATGGCGAAAGGGGTTCCATCTGTTGATCCCAAATATCCAGATGTGCCTGATGATGCCATGCCTTTATATGATGTGGAAATTAATCCATACACATTCACTCCAAAAGATATGACTCCTAAGATTGTCGATAATCGTCGATATACAATGAGAGATATTGGTAAGATTGATAAGCGTGTATCCAATCTTGAGTATTACACATCATTATCTCTTCTGGAGAAAGAAACATCAGATACTCAATTATTTGATTCAAACGGTGAGAGATTTAAGAATGGGTTTATTGTGGATGGTTTTTATGGCCATAATGTAGGTGATGTCAGCAATCCAGACTATGCTATTTCAATGGATAAGGGCACTGGTACACTACGGCCGCATTTCCACGAAGATTCTGTCCGAGTCGTCTATGATGCATCAAATAGCTCTGGTGTGGTTAAGAATGGTCCAATTGTCACTCTACCCTTTACAGAGGTGGAAGATGTTTATCAACCATACGCTTCGCGGACAGAGAATTTAAACCCATACTTCGTAGTGCAATATGATGGTAATTTAGATATATCACCGAGCTCAGATGAATGGAAGGACACTGAAACAAGGCCTGAAGTTGTTATTGACCAAACCGGCGCATATGATGCTATTAAATTTCTAGCTGAAGAAAATAACATCCTAGGCACTGAATGGAATGAGTGGGAAACTAATTGGTCGGGGCGCGAGATCGTAAGTCAATCCGAATGGGGTATGCGCGTAACGAATCGTAGAGTTGATACTGTGCAACAAACAGAGGCACTAACATCAACCCAACAATCGCGTAATGGTCTTCGTACTTCGTTGAGTCCTGATACAGTAACAACTGACTTAGGAGAGCGCGTTGTTGACATCAACTTTGTTCCTTTCATTCGTTCGCGTAAGGTATACTTCCGAGTTGAGAGGATGAAGCCAAATGCGCGCTGCTATCTTTTCTTTGATGGAACAGATATAAGTGAATATGCGAGAATGGAATCCACATATATCGAGCATTCGAATGTTGATGGCGCTGCAACTTTTAAAGGTGCTACAACTCACCCTGATGGATCAGGTAATCTAGTAACGGATTCGGAAGGATCTATTATTGGATCATTCATTGTGCCATCAAACGACACAATGAAGTTTAAAACTGGATCAAGAGTGGTTCGTTTAATTGATAGAACTGATAACGCGTTAGATGATGCGGGCACCTATGCAGAAGCTACATATACTGCTCAAGGATTGTTACAAACAAAGCAAGGGACCACCATATCAACACAAGTACCAAAATTTGAAGTCTCGGAAGTTTCGGATAGCCGTATTATAACTGAACGTGTAGTATCAACTGAGGTAATTGCATCGGTCACCGAACCCCGCGAACGCGGTAACAGAGTGGATCCACTAGCCCAAACATTCTTCGTTGATTTGGAGGGTGGTATGTTCATTACCTCACTGGATGTGTTTTTCAGGACCAAGTCATCCACAAGTCCAATGATTTGTCAGTTGCGGACCGTTGAAAATGGATACCCAACAACTACTGTGATCCCATTCGGAGAGAAAGTGTTAAAGCCTGCAGATGTTAATATTTCTGAAGATGCAACTGCTGCCACAAATGTGAAATTCAACTCTCCTGTGTTCTTAAATGATCAGACTGAATATTGTTTTGTATTGAAGGCTCTTGATACTGGATATAATGCCTGGGTATCTGAGTTGGGTGGATTTGATGTTACAAACGTTGACTTCAGAATCACAGATCAACCACATTCGGGTGTATTGTTCAAATCAGCAAACGCGTCAACTTGGACTGCAGAACAATTTAAAGATATCAAATTCAGGATCAACCGTGCGCAATTTGATACCAATACATCTGGTAATTTGCAACTACAAAGTGTTGTTAATCCAACAATAGAACTATCAGCTAACCCATTTAGTGTATATTCTGGATCAAATATGGTTCGTGTTAAGCACTTTGATCACGGTTTATTTGAGAACTCAAAGGTAGAGATAGGAAATGTAGCTACTTCTGTTGCTGGAATTGCCGCGAGCGAATTTAATGGGGTTCATATAGTACAGTTGGTTGAATTTGATTCCTATGTAATATCAGTATCAAGTAATGCTAACGGTAATGGCCGTGCTGGTGGAACCGGTATCACAGCAACACAAAATGTACTTGCTAATGTCATTTACCCATCTATCAGTCAAATACAATTACCTGACACATCAGCTAATTGGAAAATGAGATTGTTGCAGGGTCAATCGTTGGCTAATAGCTTTGAAAATCCATACACATTTACTTCTTATTTTGATGTGATTGCAAACAAAAACGCGTCGCTTGCCAGAGTTCATGTTGTGGCATCTGATACAAACAAGGAATTTCAGTCTGATCCAAATATTAGGCCCCTTCAATTGAAAGGTACATTGAATACAGCACGGGATAATCTATCCCCATTTATTGATTTGGATAGAGTATCAGTAGTAGCTGTATCGAATAGAGTGGACAATCCATCTGATGATAGCTCGGATTCGTCAGCAAATTATATTGCACCTGATCCGAATTCAGATCCACGATATGTTAATGAATTGGCCGCGCGTGAGAATACAACACTATCACGTTATATTACCAGGAAGATTACACTAGCAGAAGCTGCGGACGACTTGAAAATATTCATTATGGCCAACCGTCCCAGTGGAAGTAGTATTAAAGTGTTCTATAGATTAGAACTTGATGATTCACAGCTAAGCGATATTGCGTGGATAGAAGCTATTTCTGATGGTCCTATTGTGTTCAGTGAAGATGCTAATAAATATAATGAAGTAGAATACTCATTGAATAATGTTGGTCAGTATACCGCTTTTGCTATAAAAATTGTGCTAACTGCTCAGAATTCTTCTAATGTTCCAACTATCAGAGACTTCCGCGCCATCGCGTTGTCAAGTTAAGGAGATAATTATCGTGGCCAAGAAATTAAAAGTACTTGGAAAACCGGGTCTTGAGAGAGACTCGGATTCAAAGGCAATCATTAATTCTGATACGTCAGCATATAAGGCGTTCAAGATGCAACGTAGTGCTGTGAAGGCGCAAATAAAAAATGTTGATGATATGACTGCATCACAAATGGCTATGCAAGCTGAAATAAAGGATCTGAAAAAGAATCTAAATAAGATGATGAAGCTTGTAGAATCATTAACACCAAAGGATAAAGTTTAATGGCTAATATTAAGGTCGATAGAGTTGATACCCTTAATTCATTCCGTGAAAAGACGAATGAATTATCTGATGCAGTAGGGGACCAATCAGCTTTAGCCACAACAGCAACAGATACCATAAGTGCAATCAATGAGCACGAAAGCGATCTTGGTAACATGGTGCTGACTGGATTAACAGCATCTAATGTTTCTGCAGCTCTTCGTGAGCTCAGAGTTGATGTTGGCGACCAATCAGCTTTAGCCACAACAGCATCAGATACTGTAAGTGCCATTAACGAGCACGAAAGTGATCTTGGTACAATGAGTCTCAATACCACTGCGGATAACATAACAGCAGCCATTAACGAGCACGAAAGTGATCTTGGTACAATGGCTCTTAATACAACTGCGAATAACATAACAGCAGCCATTAACGAATTAGATAGCGGCAAGGTCAATCTTACCTCAGAGGTAAACCAAACATTTGACACGGATTTTACTATCATCCCTGGGAGAGAGCAGACAGTAGCAGGTACCCTGAGAATTACTGGCGCGCTAATTGTTGAAGCTGGAGGAGGATCGGGCGCTCTAAACATTACAGACACGTACTTAAGTCTAGGTGATGATGGTGCTGACGATCCTCTGACTGGCGGTATTAGACTACTCCGTGGTGATGGTGGAACAGGAAGTCAGCTAGGAAATGTTGAGTTAGTGTGGGATGAAACTGCAGTAGCAGCTTCCCCTGCTAAAGCGTGGAAGCTGCTGGGCATGGATGATGATGGCGACATTTCTTCTCCAACATCAATTGTTACTTATTATAACGCCAAGCAATTGATATCAAGTAATGTAGAATCTGGAATTAATGTATCTTGGGACTCTACGAATAACAACTTCGATTTCAATGTTAATGATTTTACTATAGCGTTAGGTGGAGATCTATCTGGTTCAGTAGATATTGAGAATCTTGATAGCGTCATACTAGATGCTACGATAGGAATGAATTCAGTTGCGTTAGGGACCAATACAACTGGCGATTATGTTGCTGGAGTATCTGGAACATCAAATCAAATATCAGTTACTGACTCCGGGGGAGAGGGTAGTGATATCACCGTGGCGCTTGTATCCAACCCAATAGTCTCTGGTATTACTGCAGGTGATATTTCAGTTGGATTAACAGATAATAATGAGATTTCTACAACTGCAGGTGACCTGAATTTAAATTCAACATCTGGTCTGACCAAAATAAAAGATAACGTTACCGTTACCGGTAACGCTATTATTAACGGCAACCTGACAGTATCGGGTACTACTACAACAGTCAACACTGAAACTGTAACTATTGCTGATAATATAATTGTTCTGAATAGCAATGAATCCGGATCTCCATCTCAGAGTAGTGGTTTTGCAGTTGAGCGGGGATCATCAGATAACGTCAGCTTGCTTTGGAATGAATCTAGTGATAGGTTTGAAATTACAGATAATGATGGTACCCATAAAATAATCCGGGCTGGAACAGACCGGATTATAAGGTTTACTGATGGTGATGGGACTACGCACACACTTGACACAAACGACACAATGACCTTATCTGAAGGTGGTGGTATCGATGTCAACTTCATTGACACATCTGAACCCTCTTTTAATATTAGAATAGCAAACAACGATCGTGGGTCATCTCAGGATATTTTCAAGAGGGTTATTGTCGAGAATCAAGCTGGTGCTAATCTTGGTACAGCTACTGCAGATTCCAATAATGATGTTCTTTATATTAGAGCAGGCGGAGGTATCACAACAGGCATTTCTCCTTCTAGTGATAAAATTACAATTGCACATGAGGCTACATCAACCGATCCAGCAACCGGTACAACTATGTCATCTAATAATTCAAGTAGTTCAAGTAGAACTTTCATTCAAGACATATCGTTCACATATGATACATATGGTCACGTAATTGAATCTAGTGTATCAACTGGTGAAAGTCTGAGAGTTTATGATGCCAGCGGTTCTACGTTATTTTAACACGCGGAGTTTATATTAATGTCACGTCCACTTAAATGGGATGGCCCACTAAACGGGCTTAAAGAAATGACCGATTCTGATATAGGATATATGGTCTATAGAATCGTGAAAGCTTTCGCTGCACTTTCTCCTGGTAGCATTGGAACACTCACAACGGCATCCGCATCTGATCCTATAGGATCATGGGTAGATCAAGAGCGCAATGAAACTATTGGCACACACCCAGCAACGGGGGCTGTCACCACAACCACCAAAACCTTGTACCAAGAACTCAGTGCTGCATCATCTGGGGAATATAATGCAGCAACTAAACCAATAAGATACTCAAGCGGCCTCCGAGAGATGCAATTCTCTAATTTGCAAGATGAGATTATTAGACTTGCGGTGTCTGAGATAGCTTCTGGAGGGATAGGAAGTTATTATTTGTCAGCATCCGCTCCATCAGGTACGTGGGTAGCTCGAGCCACATTAATTGATCGAGCTCAGTCAGTTGATATCACACACATACTATGGCAAAGAACTGATGCAGCAGCTCCATCAACCAGCATTCGTCCAATGAAGTGGAGCTCTAGTCTCGGTGGGATACAAGAGATGTCAAATGCTGATATAGATAGTATGGTAATTATGTTGCAGGATGAAATAAGACTTAATAAAATATGCACATATAGCTTAACCTCAGGGGCCCCCTTAGGTGGAACGTGGGTACAGGCCTCATCCAACTTGATTGACAGAAGACAGCAAATTACATCGGTGGGTTATACTGGGGCATACACTGGGGCATACACTGGGGCATACACTGGGGCATACACTGGGGCATACACTGGAATTTATAGCTCTGAGGTAGGATATGTAAGTACTTATACAGGAACACGAGGATACACCAAAGCTTATAGCTCTGAGGTAGGATATGTAAGTACTTATA